TGCGCATAGCGGCCACTTCGGAATACTCCGGGAGTGATGGACATTGAAACTTATTTAGAGTTTACGGCATCTGGAACGGCTGAAAGCATTATACATCAAAGCACTGGTCGCCAGTAGCGCAAAGTGAAAATACCGGGAACTGCGTTTGACTGCGGTTCCCGGTATTTTTATTCCTCCGTGAAATTCTTATATAGCTGTTCCACGAATTTAACGAAGGGTGGGAACGCTTCATCTGGCATTCGTGCCATTGCCCGGATAAGCCGGGACTTTGCATCGTCTCCGACTTCCATCCGCTCGAAGATTGCGGCCAGTTCCTCCGACCTGGAAAGCGGCGTAAAAGGTTCGCCGGCACCGGTTCGGAGCCAGATTTCATTTACGCCAAAGATGCGGCAGATATCCTTGATCGTGCGGTCGCTGGGTTCCCGCTGGCCGATCTCAATCATAGCAATGTAATTTCTGGATAGCCCTATCTTTTCGGCGAACTCCGCTTGTGTAAGCCCTTCTGATTGGCGTACCTGTTTAATTCGGTCTTGCACTTGCTTCACCTCCTTGATGATATAATACCGCAATCTGTTTACTTTGTCAACAAGAAAAGGAAATTTTTTGAAATTGGGTGTTGACAAAGAGGCGAAACGGTGCTATTATGTGTTTACAAGGTCAACACAAATGGAAAACGGGAGGTGAGGGAATGACAATGGAAGAAGTGATTGCAAAAGTTGAGCAGGACAGTCAGCCGGAAAAAGTTTTGATAAGCATTCCGGAAGACAAGCGAAAGAGAATCCCGGACGAAATTTGCAAGATTCTAATGGGAAACGGCCTTTCGCTCCAACAAGCAGAAATGTTGCTGGCCATTGCGAAAAGCCGTCTCCGAAAGGCGATTATTTAATTTTCGCTGGCTCCAAACAAATCGTGCATCATACCATAGCTTTTTACTCGCACGGTAAACAAAGATCCGTTTGGGGCTGTTCCGGTATCCGTTTCAATACATTCCGGAACGTTTCCCAGCGCAATGACCCCGGCTTTCAGCTGCGCATAGACGTCAACCGGAAACGCCTGCCCGCAATTCGGGCATTCCATTGATGGCCGGTTTTTGAAAGCCTCTGGACGCAACTCGAAAGAACACTTGCATTTCTCGCACGATATCAAAACTTTGAAATCCATAAACGTGCCTCCTTATTTGTACTCGGCCATCCGACCGGTATGAACATTATAAGCGGGTGCGCCGGATAAATCAACAGGAGGTGAGCAGCAACGGCGTACATTTTAATCAGCTTTTTCGCGTTCTTGCTTGTCGCCCGGTGCGGCATGATCGTCGGGGAACTGGTATTCAGCATGGAAGAACCAAAAGGAAAAATCAGTAAAGGAGGAAATGAAAATGCCTGATGAAATCAAACGGTGCGCAGAGAGCGCGGCAAAGGCTCTGAACAGCATCCCGGTGGACAAGCGGGAAATTGCCGCAAGGCTGGCCGAAACCTACGCCGCCGGTCTGGCCGTGGGTATGGAGCTGGCCGAGGCCGACAAGCCCAAGGACAAGGAGGGAGCTTAAATGCCTAGTAGCAAACCAGATAACGGGAGGTGAGAAGAATGGAACCTATCGAAATAGCATCGCTTGGCCTGGGCATTGCCAGCATCATTCTAGGTACTCTAACAGCGATACAAAACATCCGCAACTCTCTGGGAGAGCAAGAGCCCTGGAAACAACGCGGCCGCGAGATGTTCCGAGAACCACCTTGCAAGGGTCACCGGACACCGGAAGGACATGTTCCGTCCGAAGAAGAACGCGCGATGATCCGAGCGGGGCAATATACAGGGGGAGAATCTCGGTGTTGATAACTGGCCTTTTATTCAGCTCCGGGTGGGTATAAGTGTACAGTGTTGTTGACTGTTCTCCAAAAGGAACGCCGTTGATCTCACCGCGTGTGACGGAAATTCCAAGCTGGGATTTGTTTGTAAACTCGACTAGCATAACCGTGAATTTGGCCTCATTGTAGATTTGCTTGACCGAAATACAGAGCCGTTTGTGATTGGCAATCAGGCTCTTTACAAAATTGTAAATCGACAGTGCAAAGCCAACGACCGCTATCCAGAACGTAATACAATTCGCAATTGACACAAAATCGCCTCTTCCTGTGCTTTTCCACCAGAATAGCACAGCGAAGGACAATATGCAATAAAAAAGACGTGAATAAACGAATTACGGATTATATGAGAGGAGGTGCAGACAATGCCTAGAATCCGGCAGTATGCCGAGCGCTACGCAGTGGATGATTTTTGGAAGGAAATCGACCGCTGCTGTCCCCTGGCGGGGATTCAGAGCGATAACGCTGTAGCGCTAGAAGAAAAAACCGGGGTAGACCATCAGACCCTTCGGAACTATCGGAAGGGCAAAACCGAAATGCGGGTAAGCGTCCTGAAAAAGCTGGTGACCACCCTCCACCCCAACCCGGCGGTGATTCTGAAAACCCTGGGGTACTCTGAGAAGGAGATACGGGCGTTTGCAAGGGAATGGCAGTGATTTGAAATCTACGGCAGAATGCCGAAATTGAAAGGAGTTATTTATGGCGAAATACAAAGTTGGGGATAAGGTGCGGATTGTGAGTGAGCGGCCAAAAGATTTTGCATACACTGACAACATGGGGAAATACCTCGGGAAAACATTTATTGTAAGCATGGTGAAGTGGCATCCGCTCTTCGGGAATTTATACTCTCTCGAAGGGGCAATCATTGAGCGTGGCGCTTGCGCCGGCTCATCATGGGTTTTCAAAGAAAGCTGGATTTCCGGCCTTGCGGAGCCTGAGCGGGAACCCTGCACCGTGGAACTCCGCTTTGACGGGATGATTACCACGGCCGTCTTGAAACGGGGCGGGCGGGACGTAAAGACCGCAGAAGCCCGGTGCAATCCGAAGGATACCTACAGCAGAGCGGAGGGCGCAAGGGTCGCCGTTGAGCGGCTGTTTGAGAAGAAGCGCAAGGAGGACAAGCCAAAGGAGAGCAAGCCGAAGATGTGGGACAAGTTCGTTGTCGCGAAAGAGGACGGTAAGTATGGTCATCTCTTCAATACCGGTGAAATCGTAACGTTGCTAAAGGCCCTCAAGAACGGAAATTTAAGGCTTGTTAATGAAGCGGGCTTAGTTCAACTGCTTCCCCCGAGTGAGGTTCGCCCCTACAAGGAGAAATCCAAATGATGCCAAGATGAAGGGAGATTGAAAGTGATGAAAAAGCGGCTTGCAAAGAAGCGCGCAAAGGCATTTCTGGAAGGCCGGATGGCGTACCCAAAAATTGAGGATACGTTCCTCTATAGCACCGATGGTGACTACTGCGTAAAGGTGGTTGCCGTGATGCCGGAACCTGTTCGGCGGGAGGTTTACGCCTACGCCCGCCGTGCTGGGTGGGATGGCAACCACTGGGACGCGCCGGATGTGCTGAGCACTTTGTATCCGGATGAGGCGGCAAAATGATGCCGAACGAGGTTGCCCAGCTTCGCACCATGGCGGAGATATTCCGCCGCTTGCGGGAGGAAAACGTCAAGTTGCGGGAATCCTTGGGCATGGAAACGGAGGAAAGCAAGGCGTTCGACGATGAGAACGCGGAGCTTTTTGCCGTAGTCCACCGAAATCATGCGGTCAGGGGGTGATGATATGGCAAGCAGGAATAAACCCATGGATGCTCGGTGGGAGCCGGTGCCGGAGAACCGGAAGCCGTTCAGTATCAGGGAATGCGTTTTCCGTGTTTGCCCCTATGCGGGGCTGAATCTGGTGCTTTTCTGGTGGCAACAGGCTGATTTGCTGGCAGACGAGGCGGCAGTTCCCGCAATGTGGGTGTGCGCTATCCTGATGGGTGCCGGTATCGGACGTTGCATCAGAGGGCGATAAAAAGCCGCCCCCGATGTTACAGCACCGGGGACGGCAAGCGATATAAAAATCTCTTCCATTTACACAGTATATCAAATAAAGAAAGGAAAGTCAATGGACGTTTTTGATAGCATAGAGCCGTGGCGACAGGCTGAACAGTTGGCGGCGGATGCCGACTTTCGGGAAGCGGCACTCCCGAAGTGTGCCAGGTGCGGATATCCCATCACAGGCAGCAAACTGGTATATATCCCGGCGCATGATGAGTTCTACTGCCTGGATTGCATCGATTCCATGACGGAGTTCAACGAGGAAGCGGAGGTGGAGGAATAATGGAGGACGGAATCATCATCAGCGAATCGGAAAGATTCGAGGATATCTACATTAGGCCGTACAATCGGGTCAATGTTCCGGCTGTCAGTTTCTCGAATGGTAAGAGGCGCACTGCCTACATTAACGCCCTTGCTACAAAGTTTTGGAACGGCGAAAACACTGTTGGGATAAAAGTAAGCAAGAACTACGTCGTTTTTATTCCACAAAAAATTGGTAGAACATTAAAAATCAACAAAGTTAGTACAGGCTTTTATATCAGCGCAGGTAGCTTAGGCGGAATTGTTCCCCCCGGGGCAAAATACCGGGCATATCCGTACAAAGGCGGTATCGCTATAAAACGGTTTGAGCCGTTGCAGGAGGATGAAGAATGATACGGAAAATTCCAACCGCGACCATGAGCAAAGAGGAATGGACAGCGCTTCGCTCTACCACCATTGGTGGTTCGGATGCCGCCGCCATTCTGGGGCTGAACCCCTACAAGTCACCGTATGCCCTGTGGGCGGAGAAAACCGGGAAGGTCATCCCGGAGGATATTTCCCAGAAAGAGGCGGTACGCCTCGGCACGGACTTGGAGGAATACGTAGCAAAGCGGTTCACCGAAGCTACCGGGAAAAAGGTACGCCGGGAGAACTACACCGTATTCCGGGACGATATGCCCTACGCCCACGCCAACTACGACCGGCTGGTTATTGGGGAACTGGCAGGATTAGAGATCAAGACCACGAATGCGCTCCACTTGAGCAAATTCAAGAACGGTGAGTTCCCGGCGACTTATTACGCGCAGTGCTGCCATTACCTTCTTGTGTCCGGCCTTGATCGCTGGTATCTGGCGGTTCTGGTTCTGGGCATTGACTTCAAGGTATTCGTCATCGAGCGAGACGAGGCAGAGCTGGAAGCCCTGAAAGCGGCGGAGGAAAACTTCTGGGAGAACGTTCAGAGCGAAACACCCCCGGCCATTGACGGCATGGATTCCACCATTGACGCCCTGAACGCAGAGTTCCCGACCAGCGATCCGGACACCGAAATGGACCTGACCGGTTGCGCCGTTGATTTGGTGATCATGGACGAATGCAGCCAGCAGATCAAGGCGCTGGAAGAAAAGAAAGCCGCCGCTCAGGCACGTATCATGGAGACCATGGGAACCGCCGAGCGGGGCGGATACGGGAGTTACAGCGTCACATGGAAGACGCAGAAACGCTCCACGTTCGATAGAAAGAAGTGGGAGAAAGACCACGGAGAAATCCCACAGGACTATTTCAAATCTTCGGAAAGCAGAACTTTCCGGTTCAAAAAGGATGAACAATAATGGGAAAAACAAATATGGTAGAAATCGACACTTCCGCCACAAGAGAAGCCGTGTATGATTCCGGAAAGACGTTGGCAGTTCTCTCCGAGGAAATCGGGCGCTGCCCCAGCTATCTCAGCTACGCAGTCAATAAAGGGCAGATTCCGGAATATGCGTTCCGCAGGCTGTGTGTGCTCCTCGGTGTACCGGAAGGTGACCTGCTGAAAAAGCAGGCAGCTACCCCCCCTCAAAAAGTGGAGGCGGAAGCCGTTTCGGGCTGTGAAACCATCGGATACTCCGTAAAACTGGACGTCTACCCCAAAAAGGTACGGTTCGCGGTTCTTTTCAACGGGGAAGAAATCATTCACGCATGGAGCAGCGTCCGCGGGGCGCGGGAGCTTGACCTCATGCAGTCCATCAGCTACGCGGCGCATATGTGCTACAAGCAGAAAGAAATGAAAGTTATCGAGGAGGAAGAATAAAAAATGGCAAACATGATTCAGAACGCCGCCGCTTCCACACAGGCGGTAGCAAAAAGCAAGAAACCCAGCAGCATTCAGGACTACATTGAGGTTATGAAGCCCGCCATTCAGGCGGCACTGCCCAGCGTGATGACCCCGGAGCGGTTCAGCCGCATTACCCTGTCTGCACTGAGCGCCAACCCGAAGCTCAAGGAATGCACCCCTCAGTCTTTCCTTGGCGCTATGATGACCGCCGCCCAGTTGGGCTTGGAGCCGAATACTCCTCTTGGGCAGGCTTACCTGATTCCCTTCCGCAATCACGGCCAGATGGAGTGCCAATTCCAGCTTGGCTATAAGGGGCTTATTGATCTGGCCTACCGTTCCGGTGAGGTTTCCATCATTCAGGCGCACGCCGTATACGAAAACGACGAGTTTGAGTATGCCCTTGGCCTTGACCCGAAGCTGCGGCACGTCCCCGCCAAGAGCAACCGCGGCAAGCCCATTGCCTACTACGCCATGTTCAAGACCAAGGACGGAGGCTACGGATTTCAGGTTATGAGCATCGAGGAAGTTACCGAGCACGCGAGAAAGTTCTCTAAGAGCTTCGGGAATGGCCCATGGCAGACCAATTTTGACGAGATGGCAAAGAAAACCGTTCTGAAAAAGGTGCTGAAATACGCCCCGCTGAAATCCGACTTTGTGCGCGGTATGGCTCAGGACGGCACCACAAAGACGGATATTTCCTCCGACATGACAGATATCCCGGACATGACTGAGTACATCGACGTTGACCAGGACACCGGCGAGGTGATTTCTCAGGAGGCCGCAAATGCTTAACCAAATCAGCGTGCAGGGAAGAATCGTCCGAGACCCGGAGCTTCGCCGCACTGCTTCCGGAAAGGCTGTGACTAGCTTCACGCTGGCCTGTGACCGGGATTTCAAGAATCAGCAGACCGGCGAGAAGGAAGTTGACTTTATTGAATGTGTCGCATGGGGCGGCACCGCCGAAATGGTGGAGAAGTACTTCCATAAAGGCCAGATGGCCGTAGCGACCGGCAGATTACAGTTGCGGGACTGGACGGACAAGAACGGCCAGAAGCGCCGTCAGGCGGAGATTCTTGTAAACAACATCTATTTCTGCGGCAGCAAGGAAAGCGGCACTCAGGCCAGCTCTGGGGCTGACAACGGATACAGCACACCGGCGTATCAGGCTCCCGCCCCTGCGGCGAACTTCGCGGAGCTGGATGGAGAGGACGAACAATTGCCGTTCTAGGCCGGAAAAATCAATCTTTCCCTAAAAAGATTTACAGTATAGTTTGCATTTTCCCTTGGCGGTGGGAGGTGAAACCGCCAACTCCAAAGGAAGGAGCGAAAACGTGACGATTGAATTTACGATTCCCGGCGTTCCGCAGGGGAAGGAGCGCCCCCGCTTCACCCAGAACAGTGCGACATACACCCCAAAGAAAACGAAGGACTATGAAAAGCTGGTGGCATGGGCATACCAGTGCGAAGCCCACGGGGCAAAGTTCACCGGCACTATCCGGGTTGACATTGCGGCAATCTACCCCGTTCCCCATTCGTGGAGCAAGCGCAAGCAGGCCGAAGCGATTGACAATCGGATTCTTCCCATGGTGAAACCCGACTGGGACAACATAGGCAAGATTGTGTGTGACGCTCTGAACGGTATCGCCTACAAGGATGATGCCGCTATCACAGATGCCACAGTCTGCAAGCGGTACGGCACCCGCCCATGCGTGGCGGTTCGCCTCACCGGAAAGGAGGCACCCCGTGACACAGTGTGAGCGTATCCTGCGGCATTTGCAAGACTATGGAAGTATCACCCAGGCCGAGGCGGTTACCGAGTACGGCTGTTACCGTCTGGGTGCAAGGATCTGGGATTTGAAAGCGCAAGGAATCCCCATCCGCTCCGAGCGGGTGACCGGCAAAAACCGGTACGACGAGTCGGTATCCTTTTCCAGATATTCCATCGTAAAAACGGAACGCGAGGATTGACCCATGGATGAAAGAACCCAATTTACATTTTACGCAAGCTTCTTCGATGCGGTTTCCAGAATCAAGAAAAAGGCAGACCGCGCCGACGCTTACGACGCTATTTGCGCCTATGCCCTGCGGGAAGAAGACCCGGACTTTTCCAAAATGTCCGATGCCGCGCAAATCGCGTTTCTGCTCATAAAGCCGAATCTGGATTCCAGCAGAAGGAAAGCAAAGAGCGGGAAAGACGGTGGAAGTAAGAAAGCAAACGGTAAGCAAAACGGAAGCAAACAAGAAGCAAACTGCAAGCAAGAAGAAGGCGAAAGCGAGAAAGAGAAGGAGAAAGAGAGAGAGAAAGAGAACGAATGTTATCCCCCTAACCCCCTTGCAGGGGGAAGCGAAAAGAAAAAGCGATTCACCCCGCCTACGGTGGAGCAGGTGTCGGAGTATTGCCAGGAAAAGGGGTACCGCATTGACCCGGAAGCCTTTGTAGCGTTCTATGCGTCGAAAGGCTGGATGGTTGGCAAAAGCCCCATGAAGGACTGGAAGTCCGCCGTTGTCACCTGGACGAAGAGCGAAAGGCAGAGAATAGGCAACGCAAATACCCGCAGCGGCTATACCAGCGGCGTTGACCGTTTGGCAGAAATGTACAGGGAGGAATTTGGGAATGGATAAACAGGAAGCGTACCAGATTCTCACGCTTTTACAGGCAAATTATCCCGATTCTTTTCGGGGGATGTCCAAAGAGGCGGCAAACGTGAAAGTCAATCTTTGGGCAGATATGTTCTCCGAGGAGCCATTTGAGGCCGTTGCCGCCGCTGCAAAAGCGTACATAGCGACGGATACCGGCGGCTTTATGCCCACCATCGGGAAGCTGAAAGATATGCTACATCGGATGCAGTCGCCCCAGCAGATGACCCAGATGGAGGCATGGGGGCTGGTTGCCGGTGCGCTGAGAAACAGCGTGTACGGCGCAGATGACGAGTTCCGTAAGCTGCCACCGGCGGTACAGCGGACGGTTGGAAGCCCCGCCCAGCTCAAGGAATGGGCGCTGATGGACGCAGAAACGGTGCAGTCAGTGGTTGCATCGAATTTCCAGAGATCGTTCCAAGTGTGCCAGAAGCGGGAGGACGATTACCAGAAGCTCCCCGGAGCGGTAAAGAGCTTTATCGCCGAACTGGCCGGGAAGATGGACTTTGAAATGCTACCGGAAGGCGGTGGAGTATGAAAAACGAAGTAGACAAGGAAAAGGAACGCCCTGGCCAGTACATCGATTCGGAAAGCCCATTTTGCAGGAACTGCACGCGGGACGATTGCCCCACCAACGGGGACGGATGCAAGGCGTGGGAAGCATATTTCATCGATAACTGGAACAAAAACATCATGAAATCAATTGGAAACCACAAAAAACAACGCCAATTTTTCCGGTATGAGCACCCTGATTTGGTGAGAGAGGGGATTGTTATCGAGAATGAATGACTTGGAGCAGATGGCAATCGATCGTCTGAAAGCCGCCTCTGAAATGTCGCTCATGGCGTATCAGCAGCCTTTGGTGATCTGCATTTCAGGCGGCAAAGATTCCGGGGTTATCACCGAGCTTGCGGTGCGCTCCGGTATCCCCTGCGAGTTCCAACACAACCACACCACGGCTGATGCCCCAGAAACGGTGCGGTTTGTCAGAAGTGAGTTCAAGCGGCTAGAGGGAAAAGGATACAAGTGCACCGTGAACATGCCGGTTTACAAGGGGAAGCGGGTATCTATGTGGAGCTTAATTCCTCAAGTGCTCATACCGCCATCCCGGTGGATGCGGTACTGCTGTTCCGTCTTGAAAGAAACAGGTGGCGCAGGGCGGTTTATCTGCACCGGCGTTCGCTGGGCTGAATCTGTATCCAGGAAAAACAACCGTGGAATCTACGAAAAACTGGGTGCAACCAAGGATAAAAATATCATTCTTGCCAACGACAATGACGAAAAGCGAATGCTTTTTGAAAACTGCCGCCTGAAAGCAAAACGAGTTGTAAACCCGATTATCGACTGGACAGACAAGGATGTGTACGGCTTCTTAGAAGATGCGAAAGTCCCGATGAACCCGCTATACGCCGAGGGGCAATGCCGGGTTGGGTGTATCGGATGCCCCCTGGCTGGCAGAAAAGGCCGGGAAACCGAGTTCACCCGGTGGCCGAAGTACAAAAATCTCTATCTGCGTGCGTTCGATAGGATGCTGGAGGAACGCAGACGGCGGAACAAGGAACCGGCTTGGGCTACCGAAGATTGGACTACCGCAGAAGATGTGTTCCGCTGGTGGATGGAGTACGATGTGCTACCGGGGCAGACAAGTATGGAGGATTTTCAGTGAGCAAAGCGAAAATGTACGGCTGTTTCAAGCCGGTGGGGGAATAAAGGAAAACAGAAAGGAAATGGGAAATGAAAAATGAGCTATGCACCAGCTGCAAGTACCGAATTGCCCCGGGTGGATGGGCGGCTTGTGACGGCTGCATTCACGATGAAGGCTTGAAAGATCGGTATGAGCCGATGACCAACGCCGACCGCATCCGGAACATGACGGATGAGGAGCTGGCAAAAATGATAAGGG